CCCCACCACCAAGCTAGTTTTTAGCGTTGCAAACAGTTGTCAGGAGGCATACATAGATAAATTAGGAGACCGACTTATGGAAAAGCCAAAAATATACGCAGTGATACTTGTTTCAGAAATGACTAATACTGTTTCTGTTCACTTTGAAGGTTTCTCAGACTATGAGGATGCTAAAGACTTCTCCAGATATATTGGTAAAGAACTCAACATAGAACAGTTGCCTTTTAGAACAAATGAAACTATTCATTAGGTAGGGTTTTATTTTAAATGTCAGAAATCGTAATTCCATATTCACCTAGAAAGCTTCAAAAATTTTTGCACACACAAATTCCTAAAAGCCGTTTCAACGTAATTGTGGCACATAGGCGGTCTGGCAAAACTGTAATGTGTATCAACCACATGATCAGGGATGCTTTAACCAATACGCAGCCGAATCCTAGATATGCTTTCATCTCACCAACATTTAAACAGGGTAAAAGTACAGCATGGGATTACATCAAAAATTTTGCCAAGAATATTCCATTTGTTAAATTCAATGAATCAGAACTTAGATGCGACTTTCCTAATGGAGCAAGAATAACAATCTTAGGTGCTGAGAACGATCAAGCATTAAGGGGTATCTTTTTGGATGGATGTGTCATGGATGAAACGCAGAATATTAGTCCAACATTATTTCCAGAAATTATCAGACCAGCATTAGCCGACAGGAAAGGATGGTGTATATTTATAGGTACACCCAAAGGACAGAATTATTTTTACAAACTACACAAAGAAGCAGTAGAACAAAAAGGATGGTGGACAGGGGTTTTCAAAGCATCTGAAACCAAGATATTAGATCAAGAAGAATTAGTGTCTGCTCAAAATACTATGTCAGAGGATCTATATAACCAGGAGTTTGAATGTTCTTTCCAAGCTGCAATCACAGGATCATATTATGGAGCTATCATAGAAAAGCTTGAGGGGTCAGAAAGAATGACATCTGTTCCTTATGATGAAAACCTAGATACAGAAACATGGTGGGATCTTGGTCTTAAAGATTCTACAGCTATCTGGTTCGTTCAAAGACATGGTGATGAGATTAGAATTATAGATTATGAAGAAAACTCAGGTGAGGGTTTGGATTTTTATGCAGACCTGCTGGACAGCAAACCTTATAAATATTATAGACATATAGCTCCGCATGATATAAAAGTTAGGGAATTAGGAGCTTTTGGAAAATCAAGGTTGGAAATCGCTTTGGAATTAGGTATATCATTTGATATTGCACCAAAACTTTCTATTGAAGATGGAATTGAGGCAGTCCGTAAAGCTTTACCTAGATGTTATTTTGATAAAGAAAAAACATCAATGGGTGTTGAAGCATTAAAAGCTTACTCAAAAAAATGGGATGAAAAAAATCAGTGTTTCAAGAATAGACCCACACACAATTTTGCATCACATCCAGCAGACGCATTTAGATATGGCTGCACATTTATTGGGGGACAAAAGACAAACTGGAAAGAACCAGTCCATGTTGATACAAGTTATATAGTTTAGTTATGGCAAAAAAAATTGAAAGACTAGAAGATTTAGAATTAAAAAATACTTTACAATCTCACATACATAATTCGTTAGGTTTCTTAGGAGGAACATTATCTTCTGAAAGAGAAAAATCTTTAGAATATTATCAAGGTGATAAGCTTGGCAATGAGATTGATGGAAGGTCACAAGTTGTTAGTACAGATGTTGCTGATACCATTGAAAGTTTACTTCCAAATCTTTTAAGAGTTTTTACTGCATCAGATAAAGTTGTTGTTTGTGAACCTGTCAAAGCAGAAGACGCACCTTTAGCAGATCAAGCCACAGCATATTTAAATCACATCTTCTATAAAGAAAATGATGGCTTTCAATTATTATATAATTTTTTTAAAGATGCGTTATTAGAAAAAAATGGAATCTTAAAAATATTCTATGATGAATCTCAAAAAGTAGAATATGAAACTTACAAAAATTTAACTGATAAAGATTACGAAGATTTAACTGCTGATGAAAGTGTTGAGATTATAGATCACACAGAAAAACCAGATACTTTAGCTGAACAAGCTGCTGAACAGTTTGAAGCTCAAATGGAGCAACAAGGTATTGATATAGATTTACCAGAACCAAAATTACATGATTGTAAAATTAAAAGAACAATCACTGAAGGTAAAATTAAAGTTGAGTCTGTTCCACCAGAAGAATTTTTAATTGATCGTAGTGCTATCAAACTTGAAGATGCAAACTTTGTTGCACACAGAGTTCAAATGACAAGATCAGAATTAGTTAGTATGGGTTATGATAAGGAGGATGTAGATAGTCTTCCATCTTCAGACGCATCAACATTAAACACAGAACGATTAGCAAGATATGAAAACATAGATGACTTTCCTTTTGATACATCTGATACTAAGACAACTCAAAAAGTAACAGTGTATGAAAACTATGTTCGTTATGATGCTGATGGTGATGGTATCGCAGAACTTAGAAAAGTTTTATCAGTAGGTGAAAGCTCAGAATTTATTTTAGAAAATATGCCATGCGATCATATTCCTTTTGTTTCAGTTACACCTATTCCAATGCCGCACAGATTTTATGGCAGATCAGTTTCAGAATTAGTTGAAGATATTCAATTAATGAAATCAACTGTGATGAGACAGTTATTAGACAATATGTATTTAACTAATAACAATAGAGTTGCAGTTATGGATGGAATGGTAAACATGGATGATTTACTTACATCAAGACCTGGTGGTGTAGTTAGAACTAAACAAGCACCTAACCAAGTAATGCAACCGATACAAGCTCAACCGATTTCACAACAAGCTTTTCCATTATTAGAATACTTAGATACAGTTAGAGAAGTTAGAACAGGTGTTACAAAATATAATCAAGGTTTAGATTCTGATTCGTTAAATAAAACAGCTACAGGTATTTCTGCAATAATGAATCAAACTCAAATGAGAGCAGAATTGATTGCAAGAATATTTGCTGAGACTGGTGTTAAAGATTTATTTAGAAAGATGTTTGAACTTTCAGTTAAATATCAAGATAGAGAAAAAATTATTCAGCTTAATAATCAATACGTTCCAGTAATGCCTACAGAATGGAAGAATAGATTTAATGTTACAATTCAAGTGGGTCTTGGCACAGGAACTAAAGAACAACAAATTGTAATTTTAAATAATATTTTAGATAAACAGTTACAAGCTTTCCAATTACAAGGACAAAGAGAGTTCCCAATGGTTAGTTTGAAAAATATTTACAACACATTATCTAAAATTGTAGAGAACGCAGGACTAAAAACAGTGGATAGTTACTTTATCAATCCTGATTTAGGTAAACAATATGTAACTCCGCCACCACCTCCGCCAATTCCACCTATTGAAAAAATAGAAATGACTAGAATTGATGCTGAGAACAAGAGAAAAATTGCTGATTTAGAATTAGAGTACAAAGAATTACAACAAAAACAACAACAAATGCTGTTAGACTTTGAAGCTAAGATCAAAGAAATGACTTTGAAGTACAATACACAGTTAGATACGACAAAATTAAAAGCTGATGCTGAATTAGATAAGATGATTGTGTCAAATAATAGTAAGATACTTGAAGAAGCACAAAAATCTGCTAATATCTTAGGTAAGCAGATACAAGGTATAGATGGATTACAAGGACAAAGCCAAGAGAAGCCAGGAATTGAGCAGGGCGACTCAGGCGAAACAGATATTAGAGAATAAACTTTTTAAAGAATCCGTAGAGGAGCTTAAAAAAATTTATTCTAATGCTTTGTTTGAACAGACTGGAGCAAAAGATGGTGAAGCTAGAGAAAAATTATGGTTAGCTTACCAAGTTCTAGGAAAAGTAGAGCAGCATTTCAAAGAGATTCTTGAAACAGGAAAATTAGCTGAAAAACAACTAGCTGATTTTCAAAATCAACAAGAAAAATAATTCTAGTCTAAAGATTAGAATAAGCTAACCCATCAAGGGAGCTTAACAATAGGAGACAATATGTCAGAAACAAATCCGCTACTGAACAAAAGTTCAGTGCAAGGTGCAGCTAAACATATTGAAGGTTTATTAGACTCTAATGGAGTAATTTCTAAACCTCAAGAAGAAGCTAAACCAGTTGAATCAAAAGAACCAGAAGCGAAAGCTGAAGATAATCAAGAAGTTCAACAACAACCTGAAGCTCAACCTGAACAGGAAGCTCCAGTTCAAGAAGAAGCATCCGAAGATTTAAATGCTCAAGAGGAACAAGAAACTGATCTACACCAAATTATTGTAAATGGTGAAAAGATTGAAGTTGACCTTGAAGAATTAAAAGCAGGTTATCAAAAAGATGCCGACTACAGACGAAAAACTGAGGAACTTGCGATTGAAAGAAGACAGTTGCAGTCCGAAAAAGATCGTTTGAAAAATGAGTATTCAACTAAGATGGATGATCTTAATAGTCTTACTGCTACTCTAAATGCTGAACTTAACAGCGAACTAAACTCAAAAGAGTTGGATAAACTCTATGATGAAGACCCAACTGAAGCTGCAAAGCTTGAAAGAAAAATTAGAAGAAGGAGAGAAAGCTTACAGCAATCTCAACAGAAACTAAAAAGACATCAAGAACAGGAGTTTCAGAAAATATTAACTGAGGAGCAAAGAAAGGTTGCGTTAAAGCATCCTGAAATTGCTGATCCTATAAAAGGAGCTACAGTTAAAACAAACATGAGAAACTATCTTGTACAAAGAGGTTTTTCAGATCAAGAGATTTCTGGTATCTACGATAGCAGAATGTTTGATGTGGTCATGGATGGAATGAAATTTATAAATACTGCAAGACCAGTGAAAACTAATTTTGCAAAAAAAATTGTCAAACCATCTAAAGTTGTTAAGCCAGGTGTTAAAAGTACAAAAGAGGAAAAAGATAATAAATCAAGGTTGGCTCAAATCAGAACCTTGAAGAAATCAGGCAGTACAAAAGATGCTGTGGATCTTCTGAAAGGTTATTTATAAACGTTAACCTAAGAGGAGAAAACAATGGCTGTATATCAAACATACCAAACAGTCGGCATAAGAGAAGACCTAGCGGACATTATTTACTCAATAAGTCCAACAGAAACTCCGTTTATGTCAGGAGTTGCTAAAACATCAGCAACTAACACATCACACCAATGGCAAACAGATGCTTTGGCTGATGTAGTAGCAAATGCTGCGGTAGAAGGTGCTACAATCTCATACCCAACATTATCAGCTACAACTAAACTAACTAACTACACTCAGATTTCTACAAAAGCTGTGCAAGTATCAGGAACAAATGATGCTGTAACATCTGCTGGAAGAAACAATGAGTTAGCTTACCAAGTAGCAAAATCTGCGAAAGAACTAAAAAGAGATATGGAAACAGCTCTTTTATCTAACGTAGCTGCTGCAGCCGGAAACGCTACAACTGCAAGAAAATTAGGAGGAGTTCAAACTTGGATTTCTACTAACGTAGATGCAGGTTCAGGCGGATCTGGTGCTGGTGGTGGAGCAATTAGAACAGATGGAACTCAAAGAGCTTTCACAGAAGACCAATTAAAAGGTGTTCTAAGAAGTTGCTTTGATGAAGGTGGAAATCCAAACATGATTATGGTTGGAGCTTTCAACAAACAAAAACTATCTGGCTTCACAGGCGGATCAACTAGATTTGACCAAGCAGAGGACAGAAGATTAGTTACATCTATTGATGTCTATGAAAGTGACTTTGGAACATTACAAGTTGCTCCTAATAGATTCATTAGAGGTGCTAACGCAACAGCAGCGAAAAAAGGACAAGATGCTCTAGTATTAGAGATGGACTATTTCGCAGTTGCCTTCCTAAGAGACTTCAGTTTACAGAATCCTGCACAGACTGCTGATGCAGACCAAAGATTCATGGTAGCTGAGTACACTCTTGAGTCAAGAAACGAAAAAGCAAGTGGTGCTGTTTACGATTTAACAACATCATAATTGTTAATTGTGTTATGGAGGTACTACCTTAAAAAACAGTGCCTCCATGCACTCAACCAATGTTGAAGTCCTAGTAAGGTTATGGGCGGAACGACAATAGGAGAAGAAACATGAGAACTTTAAACGACTATTTTATAACAGCTAAGATTACTGATATATCTACTGCTGGTTCAACTTTCGTAGCTGTACCAGATGGCGGAAAAATCATTAAAATCTTAACTTCAATTAAAAATGCGATAACAACAGCAGATGCTGCGTTATCTTTTGAGATTGGTGGAACGGCTGTAACAAATGGTGGAATCACAATCACTCAATCTGGATCTGCTGCAGGAGATGTAGATACTGCTGAACCAACAGCAGCTAATAGAGTTGAAGAAGGCGGAGCTATTGAAATGATTACAGATGGCGGTTCATCTACAGCTTGTGAATGTGTAGTAACATTTGTTATAAGACGATAATCAATATTGGGGGATCTTGCCTAGCGGTACTTCCCCCAAAAACTAATAGGAGAAAAATATGGCTTTTAATTACGCATTAAAACCTGGAACAACACAAAAAGTATCACCATCTGGTTCATCTGCTGCAACTGCTGCTAAGTTTGGTACACAAACTGAATATGTAAGAGTAGCTTCTGATGCAGATTTACATATTGTTTTTGCTGTATCACCAACTGCAACAGCGAATGATATATTTTTACCAGCAGATCAACCTGAGATATTTAAGGTTTCACCTGGTGAAAAAATGGCTGCGATTGGTACTGGTAATGTTTCAGTTACTGAAATGAGTGCCTAGTGGCAAAAAAGAAACCTCTTTTTGGTGTTTCTAATTACGTCAAACGTACTAGGAAAAAAAGACCTGGTAGGCATACAAAAAGTTTGAGTAAAAGAATACCAAGAAGAAAAAAGTATAGAGGACAAGGCAGATGAAAGATATTATTAATGATGGTTTGCAACAAACTGTTTATTCAAAAGATGATATGGAGAAGAAAATTATCATCAATGAAAAAGTAAATATCAATCCTCACCTTAAACACAACAAAGCTCTACTCACTCATAATGATGGCTATTCAAAATCAAGAGAACTAAAAAGAGTAGCTTCAATACCAACTATAGCATTATCTGTATGGGCAAAAGAGTATAATGGTGATAGTAATTGGTTTAGACTTCCAAAAGAAGTTCAAAAAAACATATTAAAGAAAAAACTAAACAGTAATGAGTTTAGATATTTTAGAACAGCAGAAGGTAGATTATAATGGCTTTATCAACTTATTCAGAATTAAAAACATCTATAGCCAACTGGCTAAACCGATCTGATCTTACATCAGAAATACAAGATGATTTTATTAAATTAACTGAAGCAGATATTAATTCTAAATTAAGAATTAGAAAAATGGTTACAGAAACATCTATAACAATAGATGCTGAAACAGAAGATTTACCTACTGGTTTTTTACAAGTAAGAGATTTCTTTATAACAGAAGGTGGAACTAAATATGCTTTAACATATATGACTCCATCACAAATGGATCAAATCAAAGGATCATCTACAAGTGGTATGCCAGAAGTTTATACAATACTAGGTGATAAATTTAGATTTGCACCTACACCATCTGCAAGTTACGCAGGTACTTTAAATTTTTACAAATCATTTGATGCTTTATCAGATTCAAATACAAGTAATTTTATTTTAACTAATCATCCAGCTATTTATTTATATGGTTCTTTATACCATGCAGCTAATTTTTTAGGCGGTGTTGAACCACAAAGATTGGCACAATGGCAAGGTATGTACACAACAGCTCTTGAGAGATTAGAAAGAAATGATAGAGAAGATCAGTTTAGTGGTTCGCCATTACAAATCAGATCAGATGTTACAGTGGCAGCTCCTTTTTCAGATCATACAAAAGTAACGAACAATAATACTTAGGAGTACAATGCAATTACCTTTTGGAGAATGGCTACCAGATCAACCTGAATATTTAAATCCTGGTGCTACAACAGCAAACAATGTTTACTATGCTCAAAATTCATACAAAAGATTTCCTTCATTAGTAAATTATTCTACAAACAATATTGGTGCAGATAGCAGAGGTGCTGGTTCATTTAGAGATAATGCTGGTAACGTATATAACTTTGTTGCAAAAAATACAGACATCTATCAATTAGATGGTGGAACATTTACATCAAGAAAAGGATCACTTACAGGAACGAACACAGATTATTTTACATTTACTCAGTTTGGTAATTATATCATAGCAAGTAATGGTGTTGATGCACCTCAATATTATTTAATGGGTACTTCAACTAACTTTGCTAATCTTTCATCAATAGCAACTGGTGTACCAACATTTAGAGTATCAGGTGTTGTAAGGGATTTTTTAGTTACAGGAAACCAAGCATCAAATCAAAACAGAATACAATGGTCAGGTATTAATGATATAACAACTTGGACTGCTGGATC